AGGCCGACCTAGCCGACATAACCAACAAGCTCAATGGGGTTGTGGTTAAAAGTAATGGCGGTGAGCCGAGAGATATGGAGTTGAAGTTCGGCAAGCACAAAGGCTCAACGCTTCGCCAGATCGCCGCCTTCGGAAACAAGGGCTTGGATTATTTGGAGTGGCTATCCAAGCAAGACCTCAAGCCCGGTGCGGATGGTAAGCCCTACAAGAACGACATCATCAGAAACGAAATCATCGCAGAGATTCTTGCGGAAGCCGACTCGATACAGAAAGGAAATCCCAACGATGAAATCCCATTCTGAACTAGTGCAAGACATCATCAACGATGCGATGAATAAGGCCGCCGCCCTCGAAAGGGAGCGGTGTGCCGAACTTGTCCAACGACTGGCAGACGGAACGGAAGATCAAGTCATTCAAGACATTCTAAATGAGGTTGTCGTAGCCCTTCGGAGGCTCGGATGAGCGTTGATGTCGATGTTCCAAAACTAAAATGGTCAATGCTTGAATGGCATACAGCCAAGGAGAATCCCAAAAAAGATGAAAGAATACTTATGGAATCTGGCGGTGTGGTCTTTAGCGGTAGGTATCTCGATGATCGCTTTGTGTGTGCGTTTGGCGAGGTACTTAAAAAGGACATTCGGCTCTGGTCAAGCTGGCCGACTGCACCCAAATGGTAACTTTCCTTTTATCTATAGGGAGAGCTTTGTGGGACTTATTCATCATAGGTTTAGGGTGCTTGAGTCTCTATCTGCTAATCATATTCGTGAGCGGAGCATTGTGGGATTTGGGAAAAGACATAATCGAAAGGATTAAAAAGAAATGAAATTATATTGTGTAATTGATGGTGAATCATATCCAGAAGGAGCACCAGATGGAATATTTGAAAGCCTTGAAGATGCTAAAATCTACATTTTAATGAAAGTAGATAACCCAGATACTAAACGTATTTACGAATATACGCTAAACAGGGACGGATATGAGTTTGTTTTCAATAATTTAGGAGAGAAAATAAAATGAGTGTTAAGAGATTAAAACTTGTGGACGAGTTCCACGCAATCGTATCGAAAAGATTAAAAGAATTGTTCAAGGACTTCGACCACGCAAAGCGGGAGAACTACAAGGATATCATCAGCCACCTAGATTATAGCCATCGTATCACTAAAGAGCTATTAGAACGAGCAAAGAAGTACCAAAAGATAGATATGGAAAAGGCCAAGAAGTGAAGTTGCCTTGGATTAAATTCTTTGTAGCCGATTGGCTTTCCGATGAGGCTCTGCGGTCTTGCTCGGTTGAGGCAAGGGGTCTCTGGGCTGATATGATTTGCTTAATGGCAAAGTCAGATCGACACGGATATTTGCTTATCGGAGGCAAGCCAGCACGAAGCGAACAACTTGCTAGAATCTGTGGCCTTACCCCACAACGAACAGCCGAGTTGATGGATGAGTTGCACGCATCTGGGGTGTTCAGCTTCGACAAAGAGACCATCATTTCACGCAGAATGGTGAAGGATGAGCAGTTGCGTAAGTCAGACGCTAGTAGAAAGATGCGTATGCGTCACGGCGATGTCCAGCAAATGTCCAGAGAATGTCCCACCGAAAGTCCGAGGCAGAAGCTAGATGCTATATGCAAGAAGCTAGATAATACAAGGACGCAAGAGCGTCCGATTCGTTCGGATTGGATTGGGTATGCAAAAGAAATTGGCTGGATAGGAACGGATGTGGAAAGTGCTTTTGATTATTACGAAAGCAACGGATGGAAGGTCGGGGGAAGGGCATCGGTTAAGGACTGGCGAGCGTGTGCCAGAAATTGTCAGCGTAGAAGCAACCAACAACCAACCAAAGGAAACAACCAACCAATGAAGAAACCAATCAAATCGGGGTGCGAATCCCCACCAACCTATAAATTAGCTGGATTCAACACTCATAGCGACTGGGTAGAAGCGGGGTGTCCGTGAACTACCCTCAAGATATGGTTTTAGCCGCCACAATTCACCGGGTTAAGATGTGCGAGGACAAATTGCGTGAGTTTGAGCAAATGGTGACCACACTAACCGCCACAATGGCACAGAATCGAGCGGAATTGGCCTCTAAAGGGCTTGAAAAGTTCGTAATAGGGGTAACTACCCCCCTAGACATCCCCAAAGAGCTTATTCCGACCTATGGGAAGGCTGGGGCTAGGCGAAATCGTGAATACTCCACAGTTAAGAAGCGATGGACGCTCTGGAAGCACCAACTCGATAGCGGAATGTCGATGAGCGAGCTTGCAAGAGCTTGGGGAGTTCACCCAACAACTATTTTGTTCGCCAAGAGCCGTAACTTCGTTGTTAGGAAAGCCAAGGGAGGCTCACGATGATCGCTATGGTAGAGGCAGAGCAGTTCGAGTTGCCTTTTATGAGGACAACCCATCCTCAAAAGACTGAAGGCCACGACCAGAACGCTCGCATCCTAGCCCACTTGCAATCTGGCAGAACACTCACGGCTTTGGAGGCACTCGATTGGTTCAAGTGCTTCCGACTGGCAAGCCGAGTTTGTGATTTGCGGAAGGCTGGTTACGATGTGCAGAAGCGAACTATAAAGACGAACAGCGGAAAGAGTGTTGCGGAGTATTATTTATGAGTTTTGGCGGCGATAGCTCAACAGTAGAGCTTCCCCTATTCCAAGGGGAGGATGGCGGTGCAATTCCGACCTCGCCGCTCCAACTTTTATTCAGACCAATAACAAATCACACGGCTAATCTTGTTGCGCTTGAAAGCCATTATGCCCACAGAAAAGCCCCTATAACTTGGGCATTCGGAGCATTCTTTAATAACAATCTGGTTGGCATAATTACATTCGGTAAGCCACCATCACAACACTTGTGCATTGGCGTTTGCGGGAGAGAAAACCAAGAAAGGGTATATGAATTAAATAGGCTTTGGATGAATGACATTTGCCCAAAAAATAGCGAAAGCAGATTCATCGGTTGGGCGTTAAGGGAGTTAAGCAAAATAAAGCCAGCCCTAATAATAGTAAGCTATGCAGACACGGAACAAAACCATTCTGGCATAGTTTATAGATCGACAAATTGGATTTATACTGGGCAAACAAAGCCAGTTTTAGAATACCAAGTTAAGGGAATTAAAATGCACAGCAAGACGGTATCAAACAGCGTCCCGCAATCCACAGACAAGAAGAGCAAAAAGCAGATGTTGGAAGAACTTTATGGAGACAATTTTTATATGAAGGAACGGAGCAAAAAGCATAGATTCGTTTATTTCTGCAATCCGAAGGACAGAATGCTTTTGAAGTGGGATGTTGAACAACCCAAAACCAACCCTTGCCTCAATAAAAACTCAAAGTAAGTTGCAAACTCAATGAACGAAGCATACACAACCCCAGAGGCCAAGGCCAACGGCATACTTGCTGACCGTTACCCCGGCAAGGAACTGGAAAAGCTCTACGCAACGACTCGCAACCAAGCGACCATTGATATGTTGAGAGATGCCGTGTTCACCCTAATCACCAACGAGATTCCGACTTGCACGATTGCGGAAGTGCTAAAGAAAACCCACGGAGCAATCCAGTACCACCTACGATATTTAGAGGGTAGGGGCAAGATCAAAAGGCCAAACAAGCGATGCCATTGGACGGAGGTAAAGCGTGAAGATTAACAAGATGGAGGCCAAGGCAATCGAGGCACAGATCGACAAGCTCAAGACCCCGATTGACAACGCAGAAGGCAAAAGAACCAAGGGAGACGAATCCCCATCGAGACGCTACCGCCATTTGTGCGAGCGACTCCACTTCTTAACGATGAAAAAAGCCATCATAATCCTAGCCATCACCCTCTTATGCTCAAGCCAAGCGGCGAACATAATGATTCAAAGCCCAAAACCACCAGCCAAGAAAACAATCAAGGCTCGCATCACGGCGTACTGGTTGGGAGAGGACGAGTTTGGCTATAAAAGCTCTACTGGAAAACGGTTAGTCTCTGGTAAATCTTGTGCCGTAGACCCTAAAATAATCCCCTACGGAACGACCCTACTAATCGAGGGCAAGGCATACCACGCACACGACACCGGGACGGCGGTAATTTCACGGAAGGCATCGGGCAAAACCAAGCTCCCAGTCGTTGATCTTTTCTATGCCACGGAACGGCAAGCAAAGCGGGAATTGGCAAGGGTAGGACGGACAGCGTTAGTGGAAATCCAATGAACCACCACCAAGGCCAAGACCCAGCCGACTCAATCTTGGCTAGCTACACTCCCAATATGGCCGACCACATCGACACCCTAGAAGATCGGGTGAAGGAACGGCTCGCACAGATGAAGGCTATGAACCCAGCCATCGACCTCGACCAACTAGCCAAGCTCACGGCAGAGGTGGTGGAGCAGACCATCAAGCACGAAGGCGATTCCCAGATGTTGAGGCATAGGCGGGACGATACCTTGGACGAGGCACTACTAGCCCTAGCATCGAACCGAAGCCCAGACAGCCTAACCTCTATAGCCAAGCGTTACATCAACCCAAGCACGGGCAAGCCCTATACGAGAGCGGCTATTTCGGCACGGCTTACGGAATTGAGCCAACGGACTGGCCTAGTTTTACGCATCCAACGGAGCGAAAGGGTACGCCAGATTTACAAGGAACGAGCCTTGAGAGTCCACAAAAAGAGGCGGGAGGAATGCCCAAAATGGAACAAAGAAGCGTGGGAAAAAGGCATTAAAAAGCGAGGAAAAAAACGGTGACAACTGGCTCAAAAGTAGTGTGTGTGGACGATAGATTTCCACCCGACATCCTAGCCTTTTACAACGCCCTACCAGTCAAGGATAGGCACTACACAATAAGGGGCATAGGCATAGGGGTGGCTTTGAACGGAGAGGTAGGCGAGGTGGTGGTCTATCTGGAAGGCATCAACAACCCCTTAAGCACTACTCTGCCCTACCCAGAGCGAGGCTTTGCCCAGCACAGATTTCGAGAGATAGAACCACCCGCAGAGGTCGAGGCCGAGGAGTTGGCCGAGGCTTACGCATAACCAAAAGGACATCCCAAAAATGAGCGAAAAACAGATCGGAATGGAGCTACAAAAGACAGTCAAGCAGTTAGAAAAGGCCAAGGAAAATGCCATACAACAGATGGGGGAGGCCATCGGACTAGCCGCAGACGCTGGCGACATCCTCCTATCGGCAAGGGTGGAGGGGCTAGACCTCGACACCATCCAAGAGGTAGCGGGAATAAACGGTGAGCAAGCTAGGCGGTACGAGCGTGTGGCAAAGGCAAGGCCATCCCTGCAAGCCCCCACCCCCGGTGGCCTCAAGCAGTTAGCCCTTTGGACTGGGCTACTACCAGACCCCATCGAGACCAGCAACCCCAAGGCCGAGCAAGCGTGGCACTCCTACATAATCAAGGCTAGGCAGTGGCTTGCCCGCAAGACCCCTAGCCAATGGACACCAGCCCAGCGTACCCAGTTCCTTGAGGAAGCCCGCCCAATAGTGGAGGCTTATAGGGAGGCAGGGGGCGAGCTATGACAAAAGGCATATGCTACTTACGCAAGTTTTTACACAAGGCACAAGTGCGACTTACAGAAGCAGGGTCGTTGATAGTGAGGGGTTTAGGCCATATGCGTAAGTGTGCGGTGCATCAACGAGTTAGGAGACTCCTATTTGCAAATACCCCTCCAAACAGGTTCCGAGG